AATTCTAAGACAGATGAGATTATATTAACTGGTGCAGCAGATGTTATTATTTCAACGCCAAGTTGGGCTGGAGAGATGAATACTATATTTACAGTATTAGATGAACTTGTAAATGCAGTTGATAGAGTATTTGCTGGATCATCACAGTTTCCTACGCCAGCCGGAGGCCCAACACTAATTAATCCGGAAACAGGTAAACTTAAAGAATTAGTAAATACATTAAAACAATTAAAACAATAGGAGAATATTATGCCACTATTACAACCAAATTTAGAAACAGCAATAAAGGCAGCTCTAGATAAAGCACAAACCAAAGATAGTCCAGAAGCGGGTAATGCATGTCTAGCTAGAGAGTTAGCTAAAGCTATTTATATATTTACGTCTGCAGCAACTGTTAATCCGGGACAAGTGACTGCCGGATCTTCTGTATCAGGTGGTCCTACAGTAGGGGTAACAACTACCCCCGGAACTCTATCATAAACATATTTATATAAAAATAAAGGGAATATTATATGGAATCAAAATCATTTGTAAAATTGCTTCGAAAGGTTATAAGAGAAGAAGTTCGTGCAGCAGTTCGTACAGAAATAAAATCAGTATTAAATGAAAATACAACAGTTACTAAACATGAATCTGATTTACAAAAAATTGTAGGCGATACAAAAAAATATAAACCAAAAGCAAAAAAGAAATTTACTAAAAATAGTATGCTAAATGATATACTAAACGAAACAGCAACATCAGCTGATTTTAGTACAATGAGAGATGGTCCAGCTGTAATGCAACAAGAGTATCCTAGTATGGGTAATTACAAAGCAGAGATGGCAGATTCATTTGGGATGCAAAGAGGACCTGCTCCATTAACAACAACAGGAATTAATGGAGAACCAATGAATATGAATAATGAAGGTGTTAAAGCAGTAGCAAGTGCAATGACAAAAGATTATTCAGCATTAATGAAAGCTATAGATAAGAAAAAAGGAAAATAATAAATGGCAAGAACAATATACCAAAATAGACCAGTTTCTGACAAGCCGGATACAGCTGTAGGTATATCATTGCCATTTAATAAATCATCTATTAATGGAAATTTTGATAGAACTGCATTAAAAGATGATTCTAATACTGAGGGGCGACAATATAATGAACAAAAAGGAGGAGCTAGTGTATTTGCATTAAATTATACAACACATGCTCAATCTATATCTAATCTAAGAAATTTGTTAGGCACAGTTAAAGGCGAACGTTATATGCAACCTAGATTTGGAACGGATTTACGTAAAGCTATATTCGAACCAAATACATCAGCCTTTTCAGACATTGTAGAAGAACGTTTAATTGAAGATATTAAATTTTGGCTTCCTTATTTTATTATAGATGGTGTTATAATAACACGTGATATAAATGCATATAGTTTATCTGTTTCATTAGTTTTTAGATTAGATGTAAACAGTGCTAATCTGACAATAAATGTTTTATTAGACGAAAATGCAATTGTAGTTTCTGATGCTGCAGAATCAACTCCAGCACAATTAGAATTAGTAGGTGTAGGTAGTTTTGGTAGTTCAACAATTGTACCAAACATAGGCGGGTCATATTAGGAGATAAAAAATGTCAAAGTTAGTAAAAAAGGATGTTAGGTATATTGGAAAAGATTTTCCTCAGATGAGGCAAAATTTAATTACCTTTGCTAAGCAATATTTTCCAAATACATATCAAGATTTCAACGAATCGTCACCAGGTATGATGTTTATTGAGATGGCTTCATATGTTGGAGATGTAATATCATATTATACAGATCAATCATTTAGAGAATCTTTATTGAGTCAAGCTCAAGAGACTACTAATGTATTACGCTTGTCCCATTTATTTGGTTTCAAGCCAAGAATAAATTCACCAGCAACAGTTACTTTAGATGTATTTCAATTGGTGCCAGCTATAGGATCTGGTACAGCAGCAAGACCGGATTACAGATATGCTTTAAGTATAAAAAGAGGAATGCAAGTATTATCAGAAGATGATATTTCTTTTAGAACTACAGAAAATTTAGATTTTAATGATAATGCAAATGTATCTGTATATGAAATAGACGGTAGTGGTAATGTAACTAGATATCTTTTAAAGAAAGAAGTAAAGGCAGTCTCCGGAGAAGTTGTGACTCGTGATTTTTCATTTACAACACCTAAACAATATGATAAATTATTATTACCAGAAAAGGATGTTTTAGAAATATTATCAGTTGAAAGTGATACTGGGGATGCTTGGAGCGAAGTTGATTATTTAGCACAAGATACCATTATGGAAGATATTGCTAACATTCCATTTAATGATCCAGATCTAGCACAATATAGATCAACCGTTCCTTATATATTAAAATTAACTAGAACACCTAGAAGATTTGTTACTAGGATTAGAGGAGATTATCAAACAGAATTACAGTTTGGTGCAGGTATATCATCAGATGCAGATGAAGAAATAATTCCAAATCCAACCAATGTAGGGTCAGGATTGGAATATCTGAGACGTACTACAACATCAGCTATAGATCCATCTAACTTTTTAGCAACTAGTACATATGGGTTGGCTCCTAATAATGAAGTATTAACTGTAACCTATACAGTTGGTGGAGGAGTTAATGAAAATGTAGCTGCAAATACAATCACTTCTATAGGTAATGTAGAATATTTAAGTGATGATTCGACAGTTGATTTAGAAGATACAAAAGCAACTGTGGCCGTAAGTAATCCATCTCCGGCAACGGGAGGAGCTTCTCAAGAAAATATTGAAAATATACGACAAAATGCTGTTTCGGCATTTGCAGCACAAAACAGAGTAATTACTAGAGAAGATTACATTGCACGATGTTATGCAATGCCGGTTCGATTTGGGAGTGTTGCAAAGGCATATGTAATAGGTGATACTCAATTAGATTCTAATGATAGAAATTATCCATTAGATTCTATATCAAATCCATTGGCTTTAAATTTATATTTGTTAGCATATGATAATCAAGGACATTTTACTAGTCCAAATCAAGCACTTAAAGAAAATATTAGAACATATTTATCCGAGTTTAGAATGTTAACAGATGCTATATCTATTAAGACAGCATATATTGTTAATATAGGAATTGAATTTGAAATTATACCTTTACCAGATCAAAATAGTGATGAAGTAATTTTAAGATGTACAGATAGGCTTCAAACTTTAATGAAGAATGATAGGATGCAGATAAATGGTAGTATTAATATTAATAGTTTATATACTGAATTAGATGGCATTAAAGGTGTGCAATCTGTATCGAGCGTTTCATTAACTAATATAACAGATTCAGGATATTCAAATAATGTGTATGATATGCAAACTGCAGTAAGGCATGGAATTTTATATCCGTCAATTGACCCAATGATATTTGAGGTTAAATATCCAAAAACAGATATTAAAGGTCGTATTATAAAAAATTAAGGGATAGACAATGAAAAGAATATATTTTCCAGAAAGAGATACAACATTATATGAAAGATATCCTGAACGAAATACGGGTGTAGATCAGATATTAGAGTTATCAAAAATACCTTCTGGATCTAAATTAAATGGAGTGCGTCAATCAAATTCATATGTATCTAGATTTATTGTAGATTTTGGAACTCAATATGAAGGATTGATAAAAGATATTTTAGCGTTAAATGTTCCTAGTCCGGCTATTAACGGAGAAGGTGTTGTAGTAGGGAGTGGATCTTTATACTTAGAACTATATGCTTCAGATGCAACAGATTTATTACATTCATATACATTATATGCAAATTCAGTTTCTGAATCATGGGATAACGGAAATGGACAGTTTAATAACACTCCAGAAACAAAAATTGGGTCATCATGGTATTATCGATCAGGTGATGCAGCATATGGCACTGGCATACCATGGAACACAGGATCTGCACATAGTAAAGATACTTCAGCAGGATCGACAGAAACTCAAGGAGGCGGCACATGGGAGACTGGAAGTATGGGAACTCTTGGAATAGCTCAAGCGTCTCAATCATTTGTAAATCAGTCACCTGATATTAGAATGAATATTACAAATTTATTAGCTTTAGATTGGTTACAATATAATGCACCTAATGGTGCTAATATGAATGGGTTTATTGTTAGGCGTCCAAATACAGATGAATTATCTCAAGAAAATTTTGGTTCAATAAAATATTTTGGAAGAGAGTCTCATACAATATTCATTCCAAGACTATCATATGAATATGATGATAGTTCTACATCAGGCACATTAAATGCTATATCATCTAACACATATGTTCCGTATTTTAAAAATATAAAACCAGAATATAGAACATCAGAAACTACAAGATTTAGAATAGGAGTTCGTCCAGAATTTCCAACCAAAGCATATCAAACATCGTCATTTTATATAACAAATGATCATCTACCAATATCAAGTTCATATGAAATAATTGATTCAGTTACTGATCATGTAATACTAAAAGATGAAACAGAATGGGGTGATTCTATGACAAAAATAAGTTATGATGTAGATAGTAGTTTCTT